GCTTCACTGGTCAGAAATAATTCACGATCTGTCATTTTAATTCCTCCATGATTAAAATACATCCGCTTATCGCAATATAGATATAAAATGAGGGCCACTCTCGCCGGATATCAAGAGTGGCCCCCTAGCAACGTTTTATGCGATTCTCCAGAATCACATTTTGTCGATCCTTCTGTCTCTAAAATACATTTGACCGATTCAATCCGTGTCGCGAATTACCCTTTTAAAGCAAAATAAATCTGCCTTTTGGGACCATTCCTTTCCTCAAGATCATCCATATGCATATTACATTCATGCCATTTATCAAAAGGCACCCAATATTCATCGACAGTAGACCATACGGGTTCCAATTCTGACCTGATCTTTGATCGGCCCCCACTCTGGGATATGTCCACTTTTGATAGAATAGTAAAAACAAGTTTACCACACCCCATTTGGTATACAATATAGATAAAAGGACATGGCGAATAGATAATATCATTAATATGGATACGCAGTCCTTTTTTATCCCAATTTTTAGCATCTTCCCAACTACTATTACACGATTTATAAACAAAGGCACCAAATCCGTTTGTCACATGATGCGGAGAATTTTGATTTCCAGTATCTTTAGGTTTCAAGAGCCTTTTTAGCAAAGCTTGTGAACGTTGCCTAATTTTTAATCTATTCTTCATCTTCCACCAATTCTTCAAACAAGTTATCAATTATTTGTGTGGAGATATCGCAAGATGGTCTGATATTCACTGCTCCGACCATATGAATCATATCGGAGTCAATATCTTCAAGATTTTCTGCATCCTTAGTATCAACAAAACCAATCTGAGTCGGGTTTTTAACAAATCCTTTAATTTTGTTGTATGTATCGCCTTTTGGGCAAATAACACTAAGAGGAGAAAATATCACTTGAAAATCATTATCATCCACAGCATCTTCATGATATATCAAACGGGCTAGTTTCCAACGACGAATCGATTCATCGATATTTGGAATCAATGCGATAGCATAACCTTCTGGCCTATCATCAAAATACAAATCAAATCGTTTCGCAATCTGATCTTCTGACCATTTGGTAAGATGATCGGCTATTTCTTTAGCCCTATCCATTATAAATATTGGTACTGCCGATTCAACATCTGTTTCTTCGTCAAGAGGATAATGCAACCAGATAACACCTTTTGCTCTACCAGAATGTTCAGAGCTAATCCGGTCATAAATATCACTCATTGCATCCAAATCATTAGCATCAACAGTCTCACCGGGGGTTAGATTGTCAACATTAACAAGCGGAAAATAAGAGATAAGCATCTTTTTAATAGTCATAATCTTTTTAGTGGTCATGATGTTTTGTTGCAAAGATCATCCACCAATTAAATACAGGAAAATTATTTTTTGATTTCTTTCCAATCACAATTTATTTTTCGATATTCTATCTGTTCCGCATGACAATAACGTTTTAATATTCTTTCAATCTCTGATTCAGTTGGTGTGTAATATTCGATACCATGATTAGGAACTCCTAAAATCATCAGAGCTTGTGTAAGCTCAGGCGGCTTCATAAATATCGAAATATGCCCTAGATCAAATATCTTGGCAATAGCGTAGATATGATCCACTGTAAACCTACGGACCCCAACAGCATGGATTTCCTCCAAAATACCAACAACAAAGTCAAAATCCGAATCATCTATAGTCTCCTTTTCCTCTGAAACAGAATTCGGACTAGAGAATACCTTTCTAACTTTCTTACGTAAATTCTCATCGAATCCACCACGGATCACATGTAAATAAGCTTCAGTAGTTGGTTTCATCTTAATTTTACCTTAAAGAGACCCAATGTTAGTGATAATAGCAGAACAGTATGTACCATTATTCATACGAAATTTTTTCGCTATCCACGGCTGAAAGATAGGGTAAATATGGGATTGATATAACCCATCATATCTACCCATATCATACTCAAACTTAATCAATATGTCGCCATTGATAGTCAATGCATTGGCAGGAAATTCTAACAAAACAATATCAGATTTAGGATCTTCAATACCGACATCAGACAACCAAAATTTAGTATTTACCGCTGCGTAAGAATACTTACAATTTGTTATTTCAACCACAACAAAAGGAAGTACAAACATCTAAAGAGACCGGATATGAGTAATGACAGCAGAACAATATGCGTCATCGTGCCAAAGCAATCGTGTGCTAATTGGATAAATCTGATACAATCCAGCATACTTACCAAGGTTATATTCAAATTCAACTTCAGCATCACAAAACAAACGTGGATAGCCAAAACAAAGAGCGGTATCCCGAAACTCTAATAAAATAATATCAGATTTAGGGTCTTCGATCCCAATATCAGATAACCAAATTTTATTAGAGTTTATCGTGCTAGTCACCGTAGCATTAACCACAACAAAAGGAAGTGCAAACAATGGACCAAAACTCCGCAACAAACAGCAAATACAAACCAAAATATCAATGGGTAGCCGTTTATAAAGACGGATCCATACTTCAACAATACGCTGAAAACATAGAAAACTAACACAGGCGTAACAAAATTCATACAACGTCTAAAGCCTGGGCAACAATTCATTTATCGTGCTCGTACAGTAATGCGACCAGGCATAGGAGTTCTCGAAAAAATCCATGTAATCGGATGGCGAGAAAAAGAGAGCGAACAAATCGCATTTGTATTTGAAAACGGCTTGGTCGAAATAGGCGAATTCATCGACCCACACAGTGAAGAATTCGCAGACCGCCCATGGTATTACCCAATCCAATTAAAAGATCATGATTTCATTCAAGTAGAATAGAATACCTGTTTAGATTGTGGGCAAAGAACTGGCTTCCCGGTTTCTTCGTATATTATCTTAGCCTGTCGTGGATCAGACTCAATCATCATAGAACAATTAGACTCAGCAAATGGTTTTGCCTTATGCTCGACCACAACCCTTTGAGGGGCTATACCACCTTCGCCCATTCTTTCAGCCACATGATCGAATGGACACATTACTATTTTATCGTATGATATACCATTCACCCTAAGCCATTCTTCACAAATAGAACGCCATTTCTCCAATCTTAATGTAATAATAAGAGGAATTTTACGCAAAGTTGGGTGCATATGCGTAACCGGAGCACTCCGAAGATAATCCAAATATTGTTTCAAAAGCTCTCCCTCATCAGCATCCGGCATTGATGGGTCAGGACAAAGAATCCCATCAAAATCAAATGCGATACCTCCTTTAAACCTCATATCATCACATTCGCCGGATACCATCCCATTATTGAATAAATTCCATTCGAAAAGATGAGGGCTCTCTAATTCAATCACATAATGATCAACGATATGACTCTTATCAGGTCTAGCATAAACAGATGTGAATATCGCATGACCAATTAAATCTTTAGCCAAATTCATCGTATTTCCCTGATACACCGAATCATCAACGACAAAATATGAACCACTGGTCTCAATTTTTTCAAACCACATTCTACCGCCAACACCAACTTTTTTGAGTCCATTTTGGACATCTAATTCATATAACGGTTTACTCATCATCGTAGCGATTGCTGCTGCGGCCATCATTCCTGATCTTGGAACACCTACAATACCAGTACAATCATACGGCACATGCTTACATAATTTTAATGCGTCTTCAATCATTTGAGAAGTTGATATATATTGCCAATTAGAACTACTAAATACCAATTTTGGTTCTTTCTGATATTCTTTTCTTTCAGCACAAGAATCACATATTTCGACATTTGTACATTTCAAATCGTCGTCATGAATAGTACATAAATCATTACTCACATCTGGGTTATGACAACCCAAAACATATGATACCCCTGTTTTATTAACAAGCGTAAATGGTTGTGAACCACGATATAAACAAGGAAATTCGATGGACATTTCTACTTTAACTCCTGAACAATTGCAAGAACACGTCGTAAAAGCAGCAGAAGAAATACCTGGATGGGCTTGGCCACACGAATTACATCAATTATTTCAAATAGCTCAAAATTCACGATGCCATGTCGAAATAGGATCATATTGTGGGAAAAGTCTATGGGCATTTGCCCACGGGATGCCGCAAGGATCTACAATACATACTATAGACAAAATTTGGCTTCCGCATGGTCTTAGAAATAATCTCGGTCATCTGATCTATGAAAACCCCGACGATGAATGGGTAGTCGATCAGATCAATTTAACGATAAAATATTTAAGGAAACAAAGACCAGACCTTTTTATTGAATTTCACCGAAATTGGTCAAAATCAATTGCATTAGAATTTGCTGAGAAAGGAATCAAAGCAGATACTATTTATTTAGATGGGTGCCATGCTTCAGAACATATAGAAGCCGATATCCTACATTGGCTGCCATTAGTTAATAAAGGTGGGATAATTTTCGGACATGATTATTATCCGATGGAGCAAGGCGTAGTTGATACAGTAAACAAAATCTTCAACGATAAATTTTATATCGTTGAAGATACCCGTATATGGGTCCACGAAGTGCCTTAATTTGGCAACAGTCTAAACTTCGGCTTTGCTTTCTTAATATCGACGGTCGGAACTGGTGCTTCAATCTTCTTAGGTTTAATATCGACGATCGGAACTGGTACTTCAATCTTCTTAGGTTTAATATCGACGGTCGGAACTGGTGCCTCAATCTTCTTAGGTTTAATATCGACGGTCGGATTAATAGCCAGAACGGGTTTGGTTTTAATTAATTTTGGCTTTTCTGGCTTATCACTCTTTTTTTCAATTAGTTCAGGTGGGTCTGGTTTTTCAGTAGATTCTGTCGGTCTTTCAGCAGGTGCAGCTGGTCTCTCAGCAGATGCAGCTGGTCTCTCAGTGGTCGTAACACGAGAACGATTATATCTCGTTCGCCGCCTTGATCTCATATTGCTAAAAATTCCACCATGCGCTTCTGATACTAAACACAAGACTAAAACGATCAACATAAGTTTTTTCATGATATCTCCTGAGAAAATGCTCTAAATACGTTATTTTATAAAATACATCATGGCAATATAAAATCTTTTTCATAACGATGAACTGTTACCTTTTCATCATGAAAAATAGGATCTTTTAATTGCTCAATCAATTTATAACGTAATGGATGATTAGGATCGAATACATTTTGAGCTTTATATGCTTTTTCAGACATATACGATCGCTGAAGTTGCACAAACATGATATGCTTACCACCTCTCTCAAGCATATCATATGCAAATTGCGCCATTTCGTGAACATTATCAGCACGAATAACAAAATTCATCTGAAAAATATCCATTCTTAAAGAATTTATAAATTCAATACCATCAATCAATTGGTCCCATTTTGCTGGCGCTCTTACTTGTTCATATGTCTCTTTTGTAGCAGCATCTATAGATAACCATATATATTTAATATTATTATGAGCAGGTGATATTTTATCCCATCCTTTTTTAATTAATATCCCGTTAGTGATAAGGGATATTTCAATATTTGGGTAATCAAACCAATTAAAACCCTGCATAAAACGAATATGTCGCTTTGAAGCAAATAATTCGCCAGCACTTAAAATATCAATATTTTTCAAACCAGGAGCGAAATCACGCATCACACGCCACAACAAATCATCTTTTTCTCGTTCGTTTTGATCTACCATTATGGCTTTAGCCCTGCATGACCAACAACTTAAATTACATACAAAAGAATCCGCAATATAAAGTGACGATGGGCCACGTTTCATTTCAACAGCAGCATCATCAGGCAATTTATCAAAATCACCTGTACGACAAAACGCAAATTTAGGAACATCGAATTTTGATTCTGTCTTTTTATGATAAATAGGGCACTTTTGACAAGCCCTATAATCATCATCTAAAATTCTGCGTCGTAACAAGACTATTGATTTATTATTCCACAATTCCATTGGCGTAGATGTAAAACGATTATGTGGAGTCCCATACTTATGAGAATCAAGCCAATTGGGGCAACACGTAGTAATCCACCCATTGTGCAAGAACATAACTTCAAACGGCCAATTGCAGCCAGTGTCAGAATAACTTTTGTTGCCGTTTAGTCGACTCGGCATTATCGGTAGAGATGTTTGATCCATTTTTCACTTTCCGGGAATCAAATCGTCGTAAATTACTTACTAATCTACCTATATTTCTACGATGACTAGTCAAAAGTTGTTTTAACACAGCATCATCATATATCACATATTCCCATTCATCACCATTAGGAAATCTTATATAAACAGCAGCAGGGCTATACATAACCCGAAGAATACGAAATTCATCTTTTTTAATTCCTTCAAGTTTCATTAAGTAGCCGCTGATTTCTTATTAATTTGATTTGCTATCGCGGCGGTGCCAGCACCAGCAAGATAACCAAGAACCCCACCGCCAGACCCGCGCCAAAAATCATCGGCAGATGGATTATTAGCAGTTACCATCATAAAACCCGTTACGCAGGTAGTAACTACAACAGCCACAACACAATATTGCCACCATTTCATGATTTTATCCTCCATTCCATTTTTGAATCAAACAACCTTTTTATACACATTAAGATAATTACCAGCATCGATCGGACCATCATATCCAGATAAATGCCCCAAATATCTACCGTTAACTTCATCGCCATCACCAAAAGTGAAAATATACTTAGCACCGGTTGATATAAGCCTTCGGCACCAATTCTCAGAAGAATGCTGAGTAGAAATTATGAAAATACCAGGTTCATACATCCTATGATACGGTTGCGAAGGAGAATAAATCATATGTAGCACAACTATATCATATGATTTATTCTCCGCTAAGAAATCACGACCATCATTCAAATCAATAAAATCATCATCACGATTATCATGATAAAGAAGTTTATGAGCACCGTCAGTTTCAGAATAAAACCAACTAAATACTGATTCCATATGCCATTGATCGTTTGCGCCCCATGTGCCAGGACCCATCCCAACATGGGCAATTTTAGTTTTATTAATCTGATTTAATTTCATAAATTATTTTTGTGTGTCGATTCTATGGTCAAAGTTTGTGGTGCACTATCCATATCCAATAATTCCTGCAATTTTTGACCACCAAGTCGATTAACCGTAGAAACAAAAGCGGCGTCAATCTCACCTTTTGCTTCACTCACTGTCTTATCACATGCTTCGTCAAAACACTCTTGAGCAAATGGGACATTACAAGCCAACTCTTGAATAGCCCTATTCAGACATTCTGATAAATTTATTATATCAGATTTTTTAATAGCTCCAGGTTCCAATAATTTATCCAATTGTTTAGTTGCTGATTGTAAATCTGCGGTTACTTTCTGCATATCACTCTTAAATTCGTCTTGAACCTCTTGCCGTTGATGTCGCTCAGGACATTCCGGCATCATTTCACCATCGGCATGATGCAAAGTACATGGAACCCCTGATCCGATATTCATAGTGGTAATAAGTTCAGCAAATTGCGTCGAAGATAATTTGACTGAAATCAGTGGGCTCGAATCAGCAAAATACCAATCAGTATTTATATTTCGACCCCGGCGACCACGAAAAATTCGTAATTCAACATGATTTTGATGTGATATCGATGATCCAAAAAGATTATCGTGACCACCAGATATTCGGGAAAAACTAATCATCCCATAAGAAGGATGTTTTTCAACAGTTTCTCCATCAGATTTTAATTCAATTGTTGGGTCAACTTTTTTACGCATTTGACTATTCCTATTTATCCAATGGTGGGGATGATATTTCTAAAAGATCTTCTAACCATGAAATATTGTATTGAATTGTGCTACCAGCCATTTTCTTATGGTGAGCTGTTATATATCTATCAATACCATAACGCAATCGTCTAATTTCTGCTCGATATTTTTTAACACGACCAGAAACCAATCTTCTACCACACTCAGAACAAAACTTGCCTTCACGCACCCGATCACAACATCTAATTCTCATAATACATTCTCCAATAAGAATCCCGCAAATTTATTGCAACATCTGTTAATAAGTTAATACGGCAAGAGCCCGGAAGTACCGGGCTCTTGCAAATTGGGGTTTCTACGCTGCTCGGCGAATAGACACCCAATTATTTCATTGATTTGTATATATTAGAAGTATTGACAAAATCATCCTTCCAATCCCAATCATCCATGACATAGCAAGCAAATTCATCTGATTTGATCACAACTTCAGTATCAACACACATTTCCAGCATTGTGATAACTTGATCATAATCCTTCTCATGATTTTCAGGGACCGCAAGAGAAAAAGAAACACAACCCAAACGAAGCAAATCCTTGCTACCAAGTTTTGCAATTCGTTTTTTAAGGCGTTCTATACCTTTTTGCAATTCAATTTTAGCGGATTCCCTATAACCCCCCGCCGCTTCTTCATATTCAACAATATGCTTCTCACGATTCGCTTTGATTTTATCAAGAAGCTCAGCGACTTTGACTTTAGTTTCTCTCATTTTCGTTTTACCTCTCAGTACAGCTCTCATTATCTATGCTCCGAAGAACCTGTGTTGCTCTATCTGCAACACTCTAATTCTTTACGACCCCAAATCCGATTTTTTCAAGTACAGCTCTCATTATCTATGCTCCGAAGAATGTGTTGCCCTATTTGTAACTCTAATTCTTTACGACCCCATGCTGCCTCCAAATCCTGTATGTGATCAGCATGCACTTTTAACAATACAGTCCAATGAGGATTGAAAGAAGTATCAGTATTTATCTGCTGAATCTCAACATTGCTAACAACAGGTGCTAAATCTAACTCAGAAGAACCAATAGCATATCTCAATACATATTGCGAAGTATCTTCCAAATACCTACAATTTAATATAAATAAATCATCGGTCATTTTGACGAAATCGACCATATCATCCAACGAAAATATTTTCGCTATACATGTTCGAACAGTCAAAGACCGGTCTAAAAATGACGGACCAGGAGCATCTTGCCAATCTAAATCACGAAAATCACAAAAATCACGAAGATCAATCGTGTTAACACAACTTTTAACTTCCTGTAAATCCTTATCCAATATTCCCATCGGATTCCTTTAATTGGTCAGCGACATAACTGCCCTTTTCGGCTTTACCCATATTAAATTTGTCAAAAACAAATTCATGGACTTCATGCATGACTAGATTATGTCGCCCAATTATTACCGCATCATCAACTGCTTGTGGTTTACGGAGACGATAAATCGGACGAGACTGATCATCTTCTTTCGGTTCATCTGATTTATCTACACTTTTAACAATCCGTTCTAATTGACAATCAATAACAACTTCCCTTTGTCTTATGTCCAGGATGCTCCATGCATCCTTATTTATCCCAATAATTATATCATGGGGGCGCAGTTCACGATACTTATCCGCAGATTTAGATATATCAGCAAGCCAAATAAATCCATCAGGATCTTGTTTAATATTGTATCGCCACATCAATACAAATGAAATACCATCGATGCCCTTATCACCGCCGTGATACTGAGCAATCAAATCTTGCACAAAATCATAAAGACAAGGATCATCAATCAATTTCCAATTAACTGGTTTCGGCTTCGGCATTCTTCGCTCCTTTAGATTGTTATTGTTACTTAATAAATACGTAAAGAGCCCAGGTAAAAACCCAGGCCCCCATACTCATCTCAATAAAGCCGCAACTTTATCATAATATTTTCCCAATTCTATTTTATTATCAACAAGAAATTCAATAAACTTTGGTACTGGTATTATAGGAATATTAGTATCAAAAGTCATATCGTCAAACCAGTACTCCCAATCAGGCCATTCTTGTTTTAACTGTTCCCAAAGTTCTTGATGTTCCCCAAAATCAACGATCATTTCAGAATCGAAAACTAACTGATGCTCCCATTCGATTTCTTCATCGTAACCATCATCATCAGCAAATTCTTCAGTATCATCAAGCTTATCGTAAGGATTAGCCTCAAAAATTGTAACCCTATCACCACATTCAAGCAAATACCTATCCCCATCAAGAGTAATAAAACTATCTTCTGAAATAATTTTATCACCATCTGCTAAAAAAAGCAAACCAGGGCTAACCTCAATAGATTGGCCATCAATGTACAAAATTGATTTTTCGGTTATTCTTTTTGACATTTGCATAGTTATTCTTCATCATATCCATCGTCATCGTCATCATCATCGTCATCATCATCGTCATCATAGCCATCATCATCGTCGTAACCATCATCATCTTCAAATTCTTCAGTATCATCAAGCTTATCGTAAGGATTAGCCTCAGAAATTGTGACCCTATCGCCACATTCAAGCAAATACCTATCCCCGTCAAGAGTGATAAAACTATCTTCTGAAATAATTTTATCACCATTTGCTGAAAAAAACAAACCAGGGCCAACCTCTACAGATCGGCCACCAATGTATAAAATTGATTTTTCGGTTATTCTTTTTGGCATTTCATAATCCTATATGTGTCTGGATACTGATCCCATTGTGCTCCATCTATCATCCAACCGGCTTCCTTACGACCAACCAATTTCATTGGTTGACCACCATTATTGGTCAAACTAATAGAACCAAGAGTATTCACCCATATTTTTGCATCGATACCCGTAGATAATCCCCAAGAACCCCATTGGTGAAATTGAAACGAAATATCAGCAGCAATACACTGATCACGTACCTTACGAACCCAATCCGGATGCATCGGCCTAGCATGTATGCCAGTCTCGCCACCAACAATCACAAAGTCCAGATACGAAATATATTCCGACAAATCAACAGGACCAAGCAAAGGCTTCAAACTCACATTCCGATACTTACAATGGATATCCTTCAAGAAGACTAAACGGCTATCCACCAAAGCTTGGTTCTCGGCAGAAATCCCAAGCCATAAATTATCAGGAAACACCACTTGATCCTGACGATCAACCAAGACACGCGGACGCTTCGTCAAAGCAAAAAAGGTACTATCAGGGTGTTCCTCAATCACTCCCAAAATCCTTTTAAGATATTCTACAGATATTGCCTCATGAAAAAGATCAGATCTACCACACACAAACACCTGAGAACAAACAGAAAAACATTTCTTTAACTCATCCGGCTGTAATTTAATAACCCCATTAAACGTTCTCTCGCTAATATTCTCAGGAAACGCTGGATTATTTTGCGTTATATTATGGATAACAGTAAGAGAATCACCTAAACCCCTAGCACTGCCACAGCGAATACACGCAGGAGAACACGGTGTACAACCTATAACCGGTTCCCAAAAAATCATCTTAATCCAACGTCTTCCCTCACGCTTACTTAATAATTTCATTTAGCAACCCTTGCAAGCCAAGTTTTTCTCTCGGTGAATAGTTCCCGATCATCTGAAGTATAAGAAGTCCTAATTCTCAAAAAATCACGATCATAAATATTCTTCTTTCTTTTCTTCGGATAATTAGCATGCATCTCTTTGATCAAAAGAAGAACCGGAGGTTTAGCTATTGCCAGAGGGCATCCGTTAATGATTATAATAGGACTACAAACATGAGCAGCGATGATAGGAAATAAACCATTGCATTTATTAGCTATTGTTATATCTACAGGATATCCCTCATAAATAGTATGATACATTTCCCTAGTCTTTGAACAATCAGGAAAATACTCTAATGCCTTTCGGACCGCATAAATATCAATATCTTTGGGCGACCTACTATCTTTATACCAATAATTAGTAGCAAATGAGCCAACTATTATACCAAGGCATTTTGATTTAATTTGCTTCATTTCGCGAATAATACCATTGAGCAAGTTCAAAATCTTCTTTATTATCAATATCAACAGATGGAGGTGGCTGTATAAATACTTGCGGAATTCTTCCTATCGGATATTTAGCCTCTCTGGCTACCTTACCGTCAATAATAAAGCATGACCAATCCAATTGAACATATTTCGGTAAATACTCACTAGTTCGGTGAAAATAGCCATACTGAAAATTCAGCGGACGACCCATTTCATCAGTCAAAAAATGCCTATAGATCGAACCAGAAAAAATCGAATCATACTTCTCCCTATTCCATGCCGCCAAGATCTCCTTATAATAATTAAAAAGAGGAGTCGTCCCATATGTTAACATTACAGCATCATCATCCACAATCTCAGAAAACCAAAAACGAACAGCAAATTCAAAACCCGATCTATTAATATCACCATCATCAAGCCACCCAAGACCAAAAGCATCAGAAATCCCTTTCCCCAATGGCCCATCACCCACCACAACAATTTGTGATCGCTCAAAATGCTTCAAAAGCTGATGTATTTTAATCTCTTCAATATTTTTACCATCGTAAAATTCCTTAAAATTCTTGCCAGGAAATCTTAACGAATGATCTTTAACTGGCATAATTATTTTCATAATTTATTTACTTAAAATATAAATTATGAAAATAATCGTAATAGGTAATGGGAAAAAACTGCCGCAACAACAAGATATGTCGCAAGAAATTAATTCTTACGACATAGTTTGCAGATTAAATAAATGTACATTCTACCATGAAGAATGGACAGGAACAAAAACAGATATATTAATAACTAGATCCGCAACCGACGTATATGCAATAAATGAAATACTAAATGGTAGCATACCATTAGAAGTCATTAAACAAACAAAAAAGTTAATAATAATCGGATTCACACCACATGATACATTTAAAACAGGACTCGAACCGTATTTAAAACAATACCCACCATTACAAAATATTGAACACGAATTCATCCCATATGATACCTGGCATGAAAGCATTAAAAAAATAATAAAAATACCCGCAGAAAAACACCCAACAATAGGAATAGTAGCATTAGATATATTATCAAAACATTATCCAAATGATGAAATCGCAATAGCAGGATTCAGCTACCAAAATTTCTTTCAAGGAGCACATATGTGGAGCGAAGAACAACGATGGGTCCTCACACATCTAAAAATCAAAAACATAGGAGAAATATCAGAAAAAGTAAAAAAGAAAATTGGCATATCAAGATTCAAAATCGTATCAACAAAATTAAAAATTAACACGCCGCCAAGCCCCGCAACACAATGATATGATGAAATACAAAGAAATAACCGACAGCATTCATAAAATATATGATGAAGGAGACGAAGATAGACCAAGATTCGCCGAAGTGTCCTCATATATGTATAATATACCGATATGGAACTTACTATTATTTTATATCAGCACATTTAGAGACGAATTAGGAGAAGATTATCGATTATGCGTCAAATGGGGACTATTCCCCTATTTCTTAATATGGCGACTATATAGAAAGAGATTCAAAAATCAACTCTCAGATTTCCTAAACTATCTTGGAATCTTATAAACAATAAAACCATAACTTTCAGCAATCATTTTCAATCGCTTCTGCATCGGCGTAAAAGACTCAAAATTGACATCCTCTGATATCATATTAGCAACAATCTCAACGCTCTCGTATCTTCCTCGTCTTCCTCGTCTTCCTCCTCTTCCTCCGCCCCCAAAATCCACACCCAAATCTCTACCTTTGAGAATTGATCCGCTAATCAAGAATTGAACAGCTTCCTCCTTAGAACTAGCACCTGCATGCCATGCTGAAGTATCACCATCTATTATCCGTTGCAAATTTCTGATCGTACGCATCTTATCAATAGTCTTTTTCCCTTGTTTTAATTCATCTGAATACTGCATCGCAGCAGTATCCGGATCTGTCATACACAAATCCATATAACGTTGATACCTATCATCATCTTTTTTAGCAAATTTTCTCGGCATGGTTTGATCCTTTTAAATTAATTATAGATTATTTTATATTTGATTTTTATCAAATTTAGCCACAAATTCAGAAAAGAGCCTCTGACTATCCTTAGTGATTATAGAATTTATGCAGAAAAAATGAGGTTTCTCCTGTATGATCTCATTTAACCACGCCTCTCTGTTTTCATCTCCTGTTGCTATCAATGTTGTCTCAATATTTGACATCGGCTTAAATTTAAGATACCCCATCAAAACACCAATATACTGTGTCAATAAGATAAAATGAATTGTATTAGTTGGTGGTGTCCTAGTCCTAGTCCTAACACTCTTTTCTAATTCTTTTCTAAAAAATTCCCATGCTAACTCACAACAACTTTTCCTTATCGTAACAACCTGATGTATAGGCAACTTCTCAAGTATTACTCCAAACTTCTTTTCAACACACCTCATAGTGTTATTAATCACTATAGCTTGATCTATTTCTTCTCTTAGAGCCTTAATAAATTTTTCACATTTATGTTCTAAATATGCAATCGGCTGCTTATTCTCAACAATCAGTCTTCTTTCTATATGACGTCCTATAAATGTATCATCATTCAGATACATAAAGCATTCTGATAAATCCGGGATCTTATACAAATAAGCTTCAATACTAGCTGATTTAAAAGTCGGTCTAATACACTCATCACTTAATATCTCAGAATGATCAACAATCGTAATCTGAGAATCATCCTCACACCAAGAAATCCTCTGATCATCTGTAACTATAAAAATACGATTAATAAAAGGACAAAATCTCTTCAAAGTTCTTATCGAAAATCGAAGCTCTCCCGAATCAGAATACCTTGCCTTCGGAATACTCTTCCCCTGATATTTTTCATACTTATTCCTCCACTTCTCATCATGTGGACTAACATATGTATAAACCGCATCGATAGTTTCATCTACTAAATAATTATCTTCATACCCTCTCAGTTTTTGCATAAAAATTTTAAGCATGATCACCAAACATCGATAGAATTATCATGCTAAGTCCAGTCACCATTAGTTTCTCTAGCCCATCCCCAAGTTTTCATAGCTTCTTTAGCTAAACGGAAAACTCTCAATAGAATGACGAACCTTCTCACCAATATTATCAGAATAGTATGACACCTCATTCCGAGATATCAACAAATCCTCAAGATCATCCGTATCCCAAGACACCAACTGCCTAACCTGATCCTCAATGTTATGCTCCAGACTAACAACCCAATTCAAACTAGTACCAGTATTAGGAAATGCGCGTACAATCAACGCTAAATCACGCGGAAGAGGTTGTTCATCACCAATATCCCAAGGACGATTCACAATATTAACCAACTCATACCTGCATAGTATATTAACAACCCATTCTCTGCTTTCGGATTGCTGTATTTGACCAACATCGTGTTTTGGAATATAAACCAAATATTGCATCATCTGCAATGAATCATCCATGACATCTCTAGTATATTTAGATTGTGACCAAATCTTACTATCTGAAGTTGCCCAAGGCAATACAGAGCCAGGAATAACCATACCAGTCCTAGCAGGCCAATCCCCAGGTGTCACAATTTTAGTGGTGACAACCTCATCGCTTCCTTGACCACTTATCTCTTCAAGCTTCATATTCTATATTTGAACATACAAAAAGGCCCCAGATTGGGCTGCCAATACATGAAAAAAGCCCGGAATTAATTATTCCGGGCTTTTATTGTATTATCCCATCTGCCGGGGGTTTTACAAATTACTTACATTAATGGTGGCATAATATAAGCCACCATCTTCGATGAGTTTCTTGCCGTATCGGCACATGATGCCCTTGTTGGGCGTGAAGGAGTTTGGATCCAACACTGTGGGCGTGCTTAGCAGCGGAATGTACGGGGCGTAAAAGTAACCAGCGTCGAGCACGCTCGAACCTTTGAATCCCATCAATATTTTACAGTTCGGGAAGAGAGGATCTTTGTAGATCTTCATCTTGCCTTGAATTGTGCCGATGTTCATGATTCCGATATCAACGCCTTCGGTTGTGAAGGCGTCGCTCGCTCGGAAGTCGTTCAATTGCTCGAACTTCGAGCAAATGTCAGCACTCATGACCATCCAGTTAGCTGGACCACGCAAGGTCGTCCGATGGATGATGTTTGCCACTTCGAGGACTTTGTACATCAAGGCGATGTTTCGGTCAGTGAAGTTGACGGATGCTCCAGCGGCGGTTGCGAAGTTATGGTCAGCTCGGATTGCGGCTGCGATGATCAGGTCGTTGATGATTTCACGATCGATTTCGGCAACCATTTCATCGGCCATGAGGTCGGTGAGGGTTGATTCGGCGTCGATGTTGTGAACTGCTTTCAAGTCCTGAGCAGCTTCGAGGCTCCAGGAGGTCTTGAGCTTTCTGGTGATGGCGGCGACTGAGTCGCTGTCGATGCTCAAGGTAACTTCTGGCTGGAATGGGTTGGCTTCCAGGTCGTATTCGTAGTTCACTCGGGAGATGGCCCCTGCTGGGAATTCACCACCGGAGAGTGTTACTTGGATTTGGCCGGTACTGTGGCTGAATTCGGTGGCACCTGTCGTGGTGCTATCGACTACCAGGGTATCGGTGAGGGAGGTGCAGTCGCCAATCAGGATGACGTCTGGTGCTCCATCTGAGTCGAAACTGACTCGGAGGCAGGGTACTGCGTCGTCGCAGTTAGGACTGGCATCTGCTTCGCTTTCGAAGACTTCGACGGTTACTGTTCCGGCGAGCACTGGGCGATGAGCTAGTGTTCCGGAGATGACTGTTCCACCTGTGATGGTGGCGTCTTCACCGCGTACTTCTTGCGAGCTGTAGTACGGGTCGAGTGCCCATCCGTTTTGTCGTGAGAACACTTGTGAGGTGTTCTGACGCATGATTTGCGTTCCAGCGGTTGTTTGACCCTTGGTGAGGGCGTAACGATACCTGATATAGAAGATCAGGCTGGCTGGCTGACTCATCGGTTGTACGCCGACGAGGTTATCTGCAATCAGTTTTGGATAGGATTTGCGGATCAGTGGGAGGGCAAATCGTGTGAAGTCGGCGATGTTGGCTGTGGTCGTCTGGTCTTCCAGGATGATCGACCTATTTTCTGGATTCCAGGCGTTATACTGGTTTTCCAGGATTGCGGCCATGAGGCCGAATTTTTGCTGCGGTACTTCGCGGCATTTGCCTAGGACTGGGGACCATTTTCGCACGAGCTGGTTTTTCTTAGCTTCGTGGATAACTGATGCTTTGTGAAGATCAGTTTCTTCGGTGATTGGTCGGCGTCCTCTGGTTTGGCGGCCTTCTACGAGTTGTTGTCGGCGACCAGTTCTGGCAAAGCGGGATTTTTGTCTTGTTGGTAGCATTATAAACTCCAGGATTGGAAAAAGTCAGTTTTGGTTAAATCAAGTCTTCGTCCATTGTGTGGGCGATGTCGGCGACTCCAAAACCTGATCCAGTGCCGGTTACGTGTGACTGCTTGGATTTGGTTGGGATGCGTCGGTCTTGACTTTCAACTAGTGTCGGCCTCGTTGATACTGGGACGGATTTTCTCTGTCTTTTAGTATCTAGCCGTTGCTTCCTTGTTTTTCTTTTTGGCCTCTTGCCTTCGCTGAGTGTTCCTCGTTCTTTGAACTTGGTGTTCTCGGTAACGAGTTGTCGGTTCTTTTTGAGAGCCTTCTCAGCGATTGCTGTCTGCCGGTTGGCAGTTTCAACGGCTCTTTGACGTTGCTCGACCGCAAGCTTGAGCTTTTTCTCCAACCCGGCTGTAGCTTTACCGTTTTGCCCCCCAGAAAGTCTAACCCCTTCGAGCGATGCTCGAATATTGGTCAACTTGGCTAGAGCGTCGGATTCGCTAATGGCCGCTTGTTTGGCGAGATGTGCTTCGATTGCAGCTCCCTTGGTCTCGCAGAAGATTTGCACACGGCGTGCCAGTTCTCTCTTGTGAGTTTCTGTCTCGTCAATGCAGACTTGTTTGACTTGACTCACTTTCTGAGCGTATTCCTTTTCGAATTGCTCGCGAAGAGTCGATTGATATTTGGTGAGGGATTCAGCAATTTGGGTTGCCAATTCCGCACTAACTCCTGCTTTTGCAAGCAGCTTTTTGATCTTATCCATTGTAACTCCTCACGATTGCCGTGTTATATTTATTTTTGCGTAAAACTTAATTCCTGATCACTTTAAGTTAAAGAAACTATTAATTTCCTTAACTAACATCTTTTCGTATGTTACTTTCGAAAATTTCGGACGAGATTTCTGCATCGGTCTAATCCTTCTATTCAGACCTTCCTGAATATTAAGAATAGCACCATTAACAGAAGGTTCAGCAACAGCATCCCAAGTGACAAAAGAATATCCTGGCATAACTCTATGGACTTCATGTCCATCGTGTTCTGTGACTTCCATATCGCCAACACCACGCGAGGATATTCCAACTCGGACTTTATGTTCGAAAAGACCTCTCAAACAGGCTCCGCAAGGTAAATTATGAAGCACTTCTGCCTCACCATAAACCTTACGACCATCCATCCAAATTTTGGTAATAAGATGACTTACACGATCTAAGTGGATTTTAGCATCCGCTGGGTGATCGAATTCACCCATAACAGCTCGTCCACCGATTTCTTCTTGGATTTGACCAACAGCTGGCCCCAATACATCACTTGTAGGATAGTACCTACCATTTGCGTTTTCGCGATCACCCATCTGAAACAGACCAGTTACACGAAGAATTGGTTGTTCTTTACCATCTTTCCCTTCGATAATCGCATTTTTTGTTTCGATTATCTCAAAGGGAAAAGTATCCTGAAGAAGCCTGAGACCGGTCGGAATCTGACCAGTTTCAGCAATAAGTCCTCTATTAATATAAGATTTATTCACTCTGCTTGGAAGCATAACCTTCTCCAAATTATTTCTGTGACATTTTCTTAGCAGTTGGTGGTTTTGTGCCTGAACCATCATCCGTTTTCAGATCAGGACCAATGCTGTCAAGATTGTCATCAGTCTTTTTAGTTAGCTTATGCTCAGGTTGATCCCTCATATTATCCTTAACATGCTTCGTATATTTTGAAGATGATGGTTCCGTAAGGTCCTTATCTTCAAAATGAGGTTCTTCATCATCCTGTTGTGGTTGCTGTGGGGCACCTTGTTGTGGTTGCTGTGGGGCACCTTGTTGTGGTTGTTGTGGAGCACCTTGTTGTGGTTGCTGTGCTCCTCCTTCGAAATCGGGCATTTCCTCGCCGCCCATTTCTTCGCCGCCCATTTCCTCGCCGCCCATTTCCTCGCCGCCCATTTCCTCGCCGCCCATTTCATCATCCATGCCTCCGGCTACAGCGTCGACCGGTTCCATCCCTTCGCCATCCATGCCCATTTCATCATCCATGCCCATTTCATCATCCATGCCCATTTCATCATCCATGCCCATTTCACCGTTTTCTCCAACATCAACATCGTCAGAGACTTCGACAGAAATTCCACCATCGGGCGAGGTAGTGATCGTAGCAACGGCTTCACGTAATGCGCTATCTTCAGAATCCGAAATCGGACGAAGTTGCTCAGCGTGTTCGGCTAACCATCGCACAAATTTTTTCGGATTACCATCATTAGACATTTTGGCAGCGGCGAAAGCGTCTTCATATAATTGTTCAGGAAGTGGGATTTCAACGCTACCATCAGAGCTGAGGATTACTGGCCTCATATTTTCGTTGGCACCACCATGGTCGAAAATAAACTCGACATCACCAAGGGCACCACCCATTGCGTCTTCTTGAGTTTCGCCCCATTGAATCGACTCATTCTTGAGTTCTTTCGGAGCGTAAGAAGTTTTACGGAAACCACGGCCACGAATTCTTGGGCCTTTAAATTGATCTTCGGCTACTTCTTCGTCTTCGTCATCTTCTTCGTCGTCGTCGTCTTCCCAAGGTTTTGTGCTTTTTGTATTCTCAGTATCTCCATCCTTCTTTATCTTGTCAAAATCAAAGGATTCGCTAAACAATGTCATTGCCTGGCTCATAGCGGCACCCATCCGACCATCAGGTATCCGAAGCCCAGTCGCCTTAATACTAGCTTCTGCTAAGGATTCCAAATTGCGGGCAAGACCTTCTCCAACCAATTTGTGTTCCCTGGCCAGATTAGCCATGATATTCACAATTCGTTGAAGTTCGGTATGGTCGCTAATAACAGGAGCACCATAATTCATCATAGATTCGGAAGGTCCAGCCACCGCATTCTTTATAGCATACGGATCAGTGCTCTCCATGCAATCCTCTTCTTCATCTTCACAACCGGCATTATCGTCGTCTTCCTCATCCTTCATTTCATAATGTTTCGGACGAGATTCTCTAACGGTTTTACCTCTTTTTCGTGTTCCTTCAAGACCCAATCCCTCATCGCCACCAGCTCCACCAAGCAATGCAGCAAGTTCATCTTGCCCACCACCTGCACCACCCAAGTCCTCTTCTTCACCTCCAAGACCTAATTCCTCTTCGGGAAGTTCTGGTTCTGCTTCCGGTTCTGGGAGTAATTCTTCTTCCTCACCTCCACCGCTGCTGCTACCACCAATTTGGATCAATGGTGAATTAATATTGATTACTGGAGCACCACCTTCGGCTTCAGCTCCGCCCATCGGATCAGCTTCAAGATCGTCAAGCATACCTGCTTCACTATCACCACCTGGCATTTGATCAAAATCGCCTAGGGTCTCAGTAGCTGCTAATTCTTCTTGAATCGTTGCAATAAGATCTTCTGCTTCGTAAATTGCAGCATCATCCAAATTACGACCCTTCAGACGAACAATCAAACTATCCAATTTACTAGATAGATCATGAGATTCTCTGATTTTCGGTGTTTTGTTTTTCAAAACTTCCAGAGTTGTAGCCAATGCTTCAGCGGCTACTTCTCTATTAGAAATTGCTTCGAAAATTAATTCGAGGAATTTATCATAGGCTGCTTCGAAATTCTTCGATTCAGATAGAATATGCACATTTTCCGCTAAAGTAGCGTGTTCAGCACGGCGAGCAATATTCTTCCATTCATCCAGGATTTTTCTACGGTTTACACGTAGATTGGTACGATGGAATAAAGTAGCCGAATCATCGCATAATTGTTGATTAAATACTGCATTCGCTGCAAGAGCATTTTCAACTACTATTTGGGTTTTAGAACGCGATAGAAGAGTAAATTCTTCCATCTCATCTAAGAATGGAGTAATGCTGGCAACTGCTTCTTCGATTTTACCTTCAGCGATAAAATTAGCAATCCCAACAATTCGTTTTTGAAAGCCTTCAGACCAATATGCATTTTCAGCTACATTGAGCATTTTCTTCGCGACGAGTTTTCTGGCGGCCCATTTTGTAACTGGCAATTTGATCGGTGCACCATCGTTGAATCTGGCCGATACAACCTGACCATTTTCAACCAGCACTTGATCTCGTAGACCTTCAACAATGGCACCAATAAGGCGACCACGTACGTCTTCAGTTAATGATAAATCTGTCGCGACTTGTACTCGACGTACAATATTATCCTTGCCTTTAACAAGACCAGAATATGGGACAGATCGACCGGAGAATTTGTGGCTCTTCATTTTATTGAAGGACGACAACATTCCACGTTGATTATTTTCTTCGATCGCTCCAACTAATTTCAGGCATGCTTCACCGAAGATGTGTTGTTTTTCACCTTCTTTTATTTGGATCTGTCGAATATTTTCGATAGACACATTACCTGAGGATGTTGAATGCTTTGCAACATAAAAAATGTTGCTATCGACATCTTCAATAAACAAATCATTGGCTCTGAGGGCTGCCAGTCGCCAATTTTTACCACCTTTACGACCCATATCCCGGACGCGACCTTCAAAAAAGGCCACTTTTGCTTGAGCCGAATTGTTTAAAGCCCCCAGAAATTTTCGACTATCCATGGTAATAGGGGTAGTCGTTGTTTTCTGATTTGAAGCCATTCTTGATACTCCCTCGGAAACGTATAAGCTAGCTAAAGTGTATGCTATGGGTAATTTTGATTGAGCAACTATAGATTGCTCACTGTTGTCGTTGGAAGATCGCTTTCAGTAATCTCATCAGATACCTCTATCGATCCTTCAGAACCAGCAGTGATCACATTATAAACCTCCTCGATAGTCTGATCACGTTCATCTTCATCAATAGACCATTCTACCAGCACACCTTTATCATGATTTGGATTATAAATCTCACCAGCTATATTAGAACTAGGCGAAGTTTTGCTAAGCCCATCAAATTCTTTATTCTCCAACAAATTAGAATAACCACTGGCAAACTCTCTTGGATCGGGATCAGTAGATTTACCTAATCTATCAGCCCATTTACGAACATAAGCCATGGTTTCAGTTATATTCCTATTTTTCTTCATTTGCTTAAGTAAACGCTTCTCAGCATTCCTATCATATCCTTCAATTGGCAAACTCTCTTCCTCAGCAGCAGGCTCTAAACCTTCTCCTCCATCCTCACCATCAACATCGAGCCCATCATCCCCTTCTAAATCCTCACCATCAGCCATTTCTGGATCCATATCTAAACCACCACCAGGCATCCCTCCACCACCAGAACCACCCTGACCTTCTTCGCCTTCCATTTCTTTCAATTCTTCGATTTCATCCGGAGACAAATCAGTAAAATGTGTAACAATCCATTCTTTTGGAAACCAACCAAGATCCTTAAGGTCAGCCATAACACCAACCCTAGTTTGCCATGTCTCTATACGATATAATTCTTCCATCGCTGAAGTAGCAGTAAGAGCTATTTCAAAACCCTTCAAATCCTCAACACTATATCCCTTTAACGCTAAATGAATAATAGCTACCTTCGTAAGGCCAGTCGAAACTTCTCTTTGAACCCACTGCACTGCTTTAGCAAATTCAGAATGCGATTGAGATAATGATTTCTCACTCGCTTCACCAGAACCCTCACCAATCCCAACTCTAGCAAACGGGATCTTAGTTGGTGCTATCATTTTCTTCTTGAAGTATTCAATATCAGCTATTTGATCAAGATTCTCAGCACCAGGCAACACATCTACATCAGGACCAGTACCATCAGGTCTCCGAGGTAAAAAGAAATCATCTTCCTGAATAAGAGGAGAATATCTCTCATCAAAAGTACCTGTCGTTGGATTATAAAACCTCTGTCTCTTAAAATTCCTAGCAATCATTTGCATATATTCAGGAACTTCTTTTGGTGGAATAAGTCCAACAGGAATCGTGAATTTACGTTTCTCAGGGGCACGAGTAATTCTATAAATCAAAGCTGCGTCTTCCATCAATCGCAACTGTTTAAATGCTTTCCTACCACCATCGATTATACTTCGTCCATACGGATGATAAATATTTTCAAAACTCGTTAACCGCAGATGCATTACCTGCCAAGGATGCATAAATTGTGGTTCAGGGTAAAGTGCATCCTGATAAAAGAATCCGACAAGATCTCCAAACCTAGTCTCGATCCTGGTAAAATTATAAACATTCATAAAACGTACCGACGCCACACCATCACGAGACGTCGTCGGTTGAACTTCAAACGGTAAATCGCCATATTTGCATAAATATCTAATAGATGGGCGACAATAATTATCCCAAAGAAGAGTGTCAAAGAATAAATCTTCCAACTCTTTCTTTAGTCGCCGATTCCTAGCCCTAATAACTAATGTATGCTTACGCTCTGGATCGACCAAACTA